CATGAATTATGGGGATGACAATATTTTTGGCGTTAGTGATAACGTTCCTTGGTATAACCATTGCTCTTTGACTGATGCATTAAAAGACATAGGTATGCGGTACACTATGGCCGATAAGGAGTCTACTTCTGTGCCGTATATCGATATAGGTGTGGCTACCTTTTTGAAAAGAACGTGGAGGTTTGAACCGTGTTTAAACGTCTATGTATGTCCACTTGATATATCGTCAATAATGCGGAGTTTAATGGTGTTTGTTAAGTCAAAGGTCATTGATCCAAAAGATCAGATGGCCAGTATTTTGATTTCAGCAAATGATGAATTCTTTTGGCATGGACAAGATGTTTTTAAAGAATATCAGGAGATTCTTCGTGATATTATAGAGCGCCTTGATCTTCACTCTAGATTACCACGAACTTTGAGTTCGTGGAGTGAATTATGTGATAGATTTATCCGTGCTAGTGAAAAACATCTGGACTATCAGTCGGGACGTGAGCTAGATTCAGTGTCTGTTGACTCTGGATCATCAACCGATGAGGAGGTCACTCTCCTTCTTTGGGGGATGTGTTCGCGTTGTCTGAGACATGAGTGTGTTTTTAAAACTCGTGATGATGTTAGATTATGTATCTACTGTCATAATTGCACTGCTACAAGGAGACACACCGCATGTGAGTGGTGCAGAGAGGTAACTTGTTGCTTTCTCTGCTGTGAGTGTAGTTGGTCTGTTTTTCCAATTTATTATTTTGGCAGTAAGGTTCACTTATGTTTACCATGTGTTGACCAGTATAAATGGCAACTTAGATCATCTGGGGCATCTTCTCTAGATATAGAAAAGGTGTGTGAAGGTCGTATGTCATACTCTGATCTATGATCTGTCGAGTGGGAACTCACTAAACATCCAAGGTTGTAGAATCGCAGCAACCTTTAATGCGGGCATGCGAGCCTTAAAACCCTGTGGGCGGCCTAGTAAGCCTCCCGCTTGTAAAAACTACTTCCAACCCCCAAATTTTCCCGCTCGTGAGTGATAGCGAGCAAAGTGGATCCCAACCACTTATTGTTGGGATAGATGGGCCGGTGAGTCTGGCCCAACCATGGCACTTACAATCTGGTGTGGAACCAGTTATGAGTGCTGAGCGTGTGAATACGAATTCCTCAGTTAATTCTGTCAACGAGACGGCAGCGTTTCTCGACGCAAATGAGAATGAAGTGTTTACTTTTGCTCCCGATGACCCAACTTATGTTAATGGAGATATGTTGACTAGTGTTGATCTAGGTTCCTTCCTAGAGCGTCCAACGTTAATAAGTACGATAAGTTGGGTTGAAGGAGGCTATATAGCTTCCTCAATTGATCCATGGACTTTGTTTTTGAATGCGACCCCTATTAAGAGTAAACTCAACAATTTTGCCTTTTTACGAGGTAATTTGAAGATTAAAGTCGTGATTAATGCGTCACCGTTTTATTACGGTGCTATGCTCATGGCATATACTCCCACAACGAGTTGCACAGCCATTCCGGCTGTTGCTAATTACAAAGTTCCATGGTCTCAGAGACCCCATGTCTGGATTTATCCTAAGACAAGTTCAGGCGCTGAAATGACT